GACAAGCGGCTGGCGGCACTTGAAAAGGAATCAGACGATCGACTGCGAGAAATCAACAAGCGATACAAAGCAGAAGCAAGACTGCTGGGTGATTCGTTTGATGATCAATCAAGGCAGGAAGCCGATGCAGCAAAAGATAGACAACAGCAAGAGGAACGCGCAATCAAGCGTTCGTTTGATGCGCGTGCCAAGGCAATCAAGGATGATAAGTATCTGACTGACCAGCAGAAGGAAGCAAAGCTGCAAGCATTGCGCGACGAGGAAGACAATGTTTTGAAGGCGTTGGATCGTGGCTATCAGCAGCAGCAGACGCAACGCACGCGGCAGTTTCGTGATGCGCAGCAGCAACAGGAAGATGCGCTTGAAGAGCGCAAGCGTACCGAAGAAGAACAGATCAAGACCCGGATCAATACAGAGAAGAACCTGACTAAGGAGCACGCTGATGGCCAGGTGAAGCTGATCAAGCAATCAAGCAAAGAGCAGATCGAGTCCTTGAAGGAATTAGCCGAAGGTCCGAAAGGTGTGGCGAAGGCTCTAGCAGCGCTTGGATTGAGTGCGGTGGATGCCAGCGGCAAGATGAAAAGCACTGATGAGGTGATGCTCGAAGTAGCCGACAAGTTCAAGATGATGCCAGATGGCGCCAAGAAATCAGCGCTTGCTATCCAGCTATTTGGCAAGTCTGGCGCGGACATGATTCCACTGCTTAATGGTGGCCGCCAAGCAGTAGAAAGCCTTGGCATCACCATGACGACCAAGTTTGCCAAAGGTGCTGATGATGCCAATGACAAACTGGTGGTGCTTCAGACCAAGCTGCTTGAGCTCAGCGTGAAGCTTGGCACTGCATTGATGCCAGTGCTCAACACAATCACTGATCTGGTCATCCGGATGGCCACTGGTTTCAGCAGCCTGCCGGATTGGATGCAAGGCACCATCGCAGCCGTTGGCGGCCTGGTGATTGCGCTTGGCTCGCTGGTGCAGATCCTTAGTGGTGCGATGGTCGTTATCAAAGGGATTGCAGCGTTGCAGCTTGGCGCCACCATCGCCAGCTGGGCAGCTGCTCTTGGCCCCGCGATGGGCGTCATCAGCGCTGCATTCTCAGGCTTGCTGGCCTTCCTGAGCGGCACCGTGCTGCCAGCGCTGCTGGCGTTCTTCTCTGGCCCTGTCGGCTGGACAGCGCTGGCCGTGGCGGCGGTGGTGGCGATGGCCATTGCATTCCGCGAGCCGCTGGGCAAGTTCATCACTTGGCTTGGCAGTGTGTTCAAAAAAGGATGGGATGGCTTTGTGAAGAACATCCTGGAGAAGCCAGTCAAGGCGTATTTCAAGTGGTGGCGCAGCAACTGGGAATCAGCGGTGAAGTTCGTGACTGGATTGTTTTCAGGTATTGCCAAAGCATTGAAGGCGCCATTGGATGGCATCGTCAGTATTCTCAGGAATACACTGCGGCTGGCCTTCCGAAATCTCGAGAACGCATTCAATGCTTTTGTTCTTCGGTATAACAACCTCGTCGCCAATCTGAAAAAGTCACCATTCGGTGGGATTCTTGGCCTGATTCCTACTATTCCATTGCTGAACATTCCCAAGTTTGCTCAGGGTGGCTTGGTTACGAAACCCACTATCGCAATGGTGGGTGAAGGGGGTCAGGATGAATTCATCCTGCCAGAGTCAAAGCTGAAAGATTTTGCGCAGCTCAACGCTGAGCTTTCGTGGCGAAGGCTTCTCAACAGCGCCTGGTTGCGCAGCCTGCAACCAACCACAAGAAGCGACATTACTCGGGAAAACTTTAAGCGATTAGAGCAACAAATCACCGATCTCGGCTTAACCGGCAGTGCTCCCAATAAAAACCTGCTAGTCGACGATCAACCAAAGCAACTTGCTATTCATCAGAATAATACGTTTGACGTTGATCCCATAATTCAGATTACTACTGGCCCCGTGATTCAATTTGATAATCAGAGGTTTGTCACGCTTGATGAGTTTGAAGCTGGCCTGCGGACGGCAGTGCGTTCTGTATTTGATAGCCTGCGCAATCCAGCGACGCGGATTCAGTTGGGGCTGTCCTGATGGCACGCGCACAAGCCCAGTACCTTCGGATTTACTCAGCCGCTGGTGTCACCATCCAGCGCTGGCAGAGCTACTACAGCAAGCCGGTGAACTGGGCTGGCGGGTTGTGGGTAAACGTACCGTTTGCGGCAAGCGGCTTCTCCGAAGGGCTGACCAGCAGCGAAACAGATATTTCGGTCACAGCGCCAGCCAGTGGATTGGTAGTGAATGCCTTTGAGCTGGCAATTACCAATTCGCATTTGGTGGATTTAAGCATTTATCAGTTTGACACTTTGGACGGCAATGAGTTGCCGCAAGAGCAGCAGCAGTTGTTGCTGAGCTACACCGGTCAAGTCCTGGGTGGCGGAGGATCTCTTACCAGCCTGCAGATGGACCTCGGCACACCGGTGCCAACCGTCGGCGCGCAGGTGCCACCTCGCACGCTGACCAGCGCCATCATGGGAACAGGATGCCGGCTGTGATGGATAACACAGCAAACCAACCGCAGTTGACTTTTGCGGCAACGCTGCCATCTGTGCAGACCGTTGTCACGCCACCACCTGCTACGCCAACTTCACCACCGGCGCCAGTGCAGCGACCGATGGATGTTGCGCAACAGGCAGCGACAATCGGCGCGTCTGTTCCGATCGTGTTCTGCCGTCAAATGGCGGGCCGTGGTGGCGTCATGATTAGTCCACCGGCTAGTGAGGCACGCTTCGAGAATAGTCTCACCAATCAAGTCACGGCGTACTATTTGCTGGTGGTATCAGAGGGCTTTGTTGATCCAATTGCCGTAAAAGATGTTTTCAGTGGGGCATGTCGTCATGGCTCTCACACGCAAACGTTTGATCGCCGTGCGGGCACCTGGATCCCAGAGAACGCCATTGTGCTACGCAGCGGGTACACACTGCCGGAATGCCCGCAGTCATGTGGATCAATAGGCAGCTACCCAAACATCACGACGGTCAGCTTTAGTCGGCAGGTAGCAAATGGCTCAACGTTATGGAATCGTCAGGTATGGCTGTTTATTCGCGGCGGCATTAACGTTACTCGACTCGCGGATAGTAGCTATGGCGCAAGTAACAATTTTGCAGACCTCTGCAATTATCTGCTGAGCAACATCGGCAAGCTAAGCAGCAGCATGATTGACACGAACAGCTTAACGTTGTGCGCCAAGTTTATTGATGCCAATGGTTTATCATGCGACACCATTCTGACACAACAACAAAACTATGAAGAGCTGATTGTAAAGTGGTCGCCGTTCTTTTTTGTTCGCCCAAGTCGCATCAATGGCAAACGCGGATTGCGGCCATTGCTGCCGATTACACCACTTGGCATTATCAACACTACAAACAATGCCGCTGTTTACCAGTTCGACGAAGACACCATCCTTCCTGATACTTTCAATCTGACGTATGCGGAGCTTACGCAGCGGCAGCCATTTGTTGTGAGTGTGGTGTGGCGGCAGCAAGCGGAGGATGACATTGGCATTAGCCGTACGGTAGATGTGCGATACAGCGACACTGATCCATCAACAGCTGCTAGCGAAACGCACGACATCAGCGAGTTCTGCACTAATGGTCAACATGCTGCAATGGTCGGTGCACACATCCTTGCCAGCAGGGTTGGCATCACTCATTCAATCACTTTCCAGGCGCGGCCACAGGCGCACAACGTGCAGGTTGAACTCGGCAGCATTGTGCGCGTCAAATTGCGGCGCACATCAACTGGTCAGACTGAAGCGGTGCATGATTTTCTGTATGAAGTGACCAGCAAGAACAAAAGCATTGAGGGTGTTGTGAGCTATGAGTGCATTCATCACCCAGTGGATCAACAGGGTCGCAGCATCGTGGCTTTAGCGGTGGCCAGCGTGGTATATGACGGCGGGCTGGTCAATACAACCAAGACCGGGCCGAGCTGTGACGAAAGCCCTGGTCGTGCCACTGATGACTCGGTTCCAGCTGAGACATTTGTGCAGGTTGGCAACGAAGAGACACCGCCGACCGAAGACCAGCTAGATGCAATCGTGCCAAGCACTGCAATTTTGCTCGGTAACCTGCCAATACAAGGTACGGCAAGCGGTACGGTGACCAATCCTGACGATGGACTGGACGCATCATGACCAGTTATCCCGCATTGATTCCAAGCTCCCGCGAGTTCAATCCTGGAACTTATCCCAATACGCTTTATCGTGCGATCGGTGGTGACGAAAACACGGTGCGCCATGGCAATGTTATGGTTGGCTCGACACTAACGCTCTCTTATATCGGCATTTCTGAAGCCGAGATGCTGTCGTTTCTATTGCATTACAACCTGCAGCGCGGCAGTTATGGCACGTTCGGCTTGCCTGCTCTTGTTTTTAGCGGCACAAGCCGAGCAGAAGATTACACTTTAAGCAGTTATATCTGGAGCTATGCCAACCCACCTGAGGTAGAAGATTGGCCGTGCGGCGGTCATGTCGTGAGTGTAACGCTGGAATCAGCAGTGGCACCAACGGCGGACTTAATCACGCTCAACGCCACAATCACCGTTGACGTGGGTGGCGGTCAAGCTGCTGCATCAAATGGCACAACGCAAACGTTGGCACTGTCGTTGACGCCAGGCGAACCCGGCACGTTTGTTGATGTTCCATCTGTGATCATGACAGTGGCTGTTGATGTGCGACCCAACCTTGCAAACATTATTGCCTAGCCATGCCGGTAACACTAACTACAAATTTCAAACCATTAGGCAGCTCTGGTTTTGAGGCTGGTGCAACGTCAGGAGATGGGCCGTCTCGATTTTTTGGCGAGCTGAGGCTTGTATTGACCAACAGTAGCAACGTTGAATTAGCAACTGGCAACGGATATACGGCTGGTGGCAAAAGTCTCCAGAATTTTCGCTATGTATTCAACGCAGGCGTACTAAGTGTTTTTGCCGACAATGTTGTATGGAAAGCTAGCGGAAGCGGAATAACCGCAGCAAAGGCTTTGTTGAAGTATTCAAATGTATCTACTCCTGTCGCAACAATAGACTTCGGCGCAACGCTGACAGCGGTCGCCAATACATCGCTTGGCGTGCAATGGCACGCCAATGGCATTATCCAGTACAGCCTGTTGTAATTATGACCGCAACCCTACATGTTTACACCAAGAATCTTTTAACCGTCGCCGCAAAACGAGGCGTGGGAATTTTTGCTGATGAATTTCCTTCTGACTTGCTCTTTTCTCCTGGCCAGAATGTAGGATTAACCCTTTATTATTTTGCTATTGACAATCCACGCGATTCACGGGTGTTTGCGGTTTGCTGTTCTTCAACGTCTGATGTTTTTAATGCTGCATTTGACAGGCCTCTCAAGGCTGCGTCAGTAATAAACGGAGTTACAACGCAAACGGGATTGCTGGACAGCGGGCCGATTGCCTTGCAATATCCGGCCAATTTGAGCGAAATTTACCTTTATCGCAATTATGCACAAGCGTTGCCAGAAGCCACTAACAGCCCTGGGCCTAAACTCACATATCACGCATATTCTTCCGCTACCAGCACATCTGTTAAGTTGGCTTCAAATCTACCAACTAGCAGCCTGCAAACGGTTGCGTATGCTAACAAAGTTCCACTGCTTTCAGGAGTTCGCTCCGTTTTGTTGTGCTGCAACTTAGGAGAGCGGACCTTCAACACCCAGACATTATTCAGTCAGTCTTACGCCGTGTGCATGATTGACCTAGGGCAAGCATACGGCGCCAACAACGGAACAGTGCTCACCACAAATCTGCAGTGGACCGACAACACCATCATGCGGCTGCAAAAGACCGGCCCTTAGACTAAGAAAAAACCATGGCCAGCTTTGTTTACAACTCAGTGCTTACCGATCTGGTAAACAGTGACATCGACTTTGGCGTCGACTCTTTCAAAATGATGCTGGTGACTAGCTCGTATGCGGCATCGAAGTCGGCGCATGACAAGCGAAACGATGTCACCAATGAAGTCAGCGGCACCGGCTACACCGCTGGAGGCAATGCCGTGGTGTGCAGCCTAAGCGATGACACGAATAAAAAGATCATCACCTTTGCCGCTGTGTCCTGGCCATCGGCTTCATTCACCACCGCAGGAGCTGTTGTCTATAAAGCACGCGGCGGTTCCAGCAGTCTGGACGAACTTGTCTTTTACCTTGACTTCAATGGCAGCGTCACGTCTGCCGGTGGGACGTTTAGCGTTTCGGCTAGTGTCATCAACCTGACAAACTAAGCTGATGAGCGCTGCGTTTTGGGCTGAATGGTACGGACAGCCAGGTGATGCGCTGCTCTATGCAGCTGGCGCTGCTATTGCACCATATCCGCCTGTAGTACCAGTGGTTCGTCGCTATAGCTTTGGCAGCTTTGCCGTCTCTCGTGAAGCAAACTTAAGCGGAGGCGTCATCAAGTTTTTGCATTCTGATTACAGCAACGCCTTGAGCATGACGTTGGAGTATGAGTACCTAACACAGCTTGAGATGCTGAGCATCCGTGATCACTATCGCAATCAGGATGGCTCAATGGTTCCATTTCTGCTGCCGGCTGAAATCTGGGCAGGCCATAGCAGCGTTGATAATATCGTGCCAGCCGGCACTCGCTGGCGATATCAAGAACCGCCGGAGGAGGAGCATCTCAGCGGCGGGCTGGTGAACGTAAGCGTGGCGTTGATGACAGCCGACAACTGGCTGCCATCGCCCGAACCAGCTACCGGCCTGGATTTGGCAGTAAGCGTGCTCTGGAATCCAGGCGCTGCAACTCAGACCGGCGAGATCGACCTGGTAGTGAATGTGGTGTGGGCCGCTGGGGCGGCTACTGGAACCGCAGCTGATGACGATGGCTTTGCGGCGTCGCTATTCTGGAATGAAGATCAATACACCACCTGGCGGTGATCAATGGCAGCGCCCAATATCAAGAGCGGCAGCTCGGTCACGACGGTCGTCGGCAAGACCGTGGGCTATGCCGTCACCACCTCGATGGCTGCAGCGCTGAGCAATGGCGCCAGCAGCGGCAAGGTACTGAAGATCAATTCGGTGTACTGCGCCAACGTGGACGGTGCCGCAGCAGCTGACATCAGCCTGGAGCACTACAACGGCACCACGGGTTTTGCCATCGGCAAGACCATCGCCGTGCCAGCGGATGCCACGCAGGTGCTGGTGACCCGCGAGGCGTACATCTACCTGGAGGAAGGCCACAGCCTCCGCGCACAGGCCAGCGCTGCCAGCGATCTGGAGCTGGTCATCAGCTACGAGGACATCAGCTGATGTTGGGCTTCAACGGCGGTTTGATGGGCGTCAGGCGCACGCCGACAGGCAGCGCCGCATCGGGGCTGTGGTTTCAGAATGAGCAGAGCGTGGCACAGCGGGCTGCAATCTGGCCAATTTCTGGAGGTATTGCCGGGCTAAATCCAGTTCTCTGGTATGACTTCGCAGATGAGTCAACTGTCACAACATCAAGCGGACAGATTACGCAGATTACAGACAAAGGAAG